GTTATATAAATGTTTTGTCAAATAATGATTTAATGTGTCCATTGAACCATTGACTTAAATGTCTATATCCATACTCGTTTGGATGTAAACCATCATTTAAAAGATTATTTATACTATATTTATTGATAGGTGAAAAAGTGTTATCAATAACATTACAATAATATTTTTTATAAATTTCATTAATTTTAATATTAAGCTCGTTTAGCGTATATCCCGCATTATTAATAGTTCCATATGCAAAGTTATTTTCTATTGTTCCTCGTTTACGATTTAATGGTAGTATTCCAATTATATTACATGCTGTGTTATCACGTCTTATTTTAGTTAATATATAGTTTAAAGCTCCGCACACTGTTTCATTTTGTGGATACATATCATTAATATCGCCTAGTGGCATATCATTTCCATAGTCATTTGTTCCCATGAATATGCAAACAAAATTGTTTATTGAAAAATCATGTGTATCTGCCATTGATATTCCATTTACATTACCAGACTTGTATAATAATCCGCTCCCAGTTCTATAACCGGCATCAATATTAAATATGCTTTTTAATGGACTATACCATCTGATTGCCTCATTATCTTCATACGGATATCCTGCCGTTATGCTGTCACCCATTAAATACATACTATTTGATTTATTATAATTAGTATCAATCAGCATCCACCCTGTCGGACTGGTTTTATTAACACAGTCAAACCATCTATAAGCTACTGATTTATTATAAAGCGGTGCATTGTCAATACTAACGATTTGCATAACCCATAATTCTCCTGCTAATGGGAATGAAAGATTATTAACCACAAAATTACCATATTTTAGATCAAATGGAGCATTTACAGCGTCGCTTGTTTTTTTGTTGATAGTTACCCAGTATCCCCCACATTTTGTAAAGTCATTGAAATCGTGTGTTGCAATATTATATATATTAGTATAATTAAAATTAGTCTCTAATGTTTTCCAGTTTAACGTAACTTCTTTTGTTTCTGTATTAAACCAACGATATGCAACGCTATTATTATATTTTTGAGTGTTATTCATGGTAACTACTTGTAATACCCATTTATTTGACGTTGCGGGGAAAGATAAATTGATTATTACAAAATCACCATATTTTAGATCAAACGGGGCGTTTGTTATATCGTTTTCTTCGGGCGTTACTGTTAGCCAATAACCACCGCAATTAACATAATCATTAAAATCATGAGATTGTATATTTCTGTCATTGTCATAGATAAACTGACTATTTAGCTGTCCATATATAATTCCGGTATCAGTGAATGAGGATAAACTGTTATTATATGTATATAAGTGTGAGTTTGTTGCTAAAAGATAAATTTTATTTTTATCAGTCATTTCGGTGGTACTGTTAACCACAACTGGACTGTTGATATTATTAAGATATGGGACAAAAATTTCAGCTAAACTACCATCGTTAGCCATTTCATTTAATTTGTTATCAATTTCATCCTGTACATCTAAATTTTTGAAATAATCTTGTACATAACTTTTCAGATCGTTAAAAGCATCTTGCAAGTTATCAAAATTTTTCTGCATAGCTTTCCACTGTGCAATAAGTTTGTTAAATTCTTGTAAAAACCAGTCCTGATTAAGCTCATGAAAATTAGTGTAAGGGCCTAAATTTTCCACACTCATAATATAATACCTCCTATTAATAAACCATTAAGCAAAAATTTTCGATAAAACTTTCTGCTATTACATCGTACAAGTTAAAAACAACTAAATCTCTTTCGCTCTGTATCATCTGCTGTGACGTAGTAACACCAATGTTTCCATGCGCTCGTCCTGTTCTTGTATGCTTTCCAGTTCTTCCATCATTCACGTTTTCTTTTTCTGTGTTGGTAATGCTACCATTTTCTGTAGTATCTCCGTCTGTGATTTGTTTCGCATGATCCGCAAGGCCTGCGTTGAAAGCGGTATTTTGATCTGTTACGTTAACGCTGTTCATGATCTCGTTCGTGCTAGTGCTTTTCACGGTGTTGTCTCTAGCGCTTGTGGTTGTTTCGTTATCATCATCCGTCCAATCTTCCATCCGATCATAGTTTTCAATAGGATTATATTCAAGCACTGTCGTATCATATAACTTTTTCCAGTTAATCTGATACTTGTTACTCCATATTGTGATACGATTTTTAAGATATGTAAAATCGGGATATAAAATCTCTAACTCCCTTGTTCTCATTAAAATCGCATCAATAGCAATCTGTTTCACAAGCCCATCAGGAACATTGAACCCGTCAAACAATGTGTTATCATAGTTATATAATCCCTCAACGGTTAGTAAACTCAAGCATCATCACCTCCTGATGTTCCACGTGAAACATTTTTGTTTGGGTTATGTCTCCAATTTACAGATACTTCGACGTCAAACATCTTTTTAACATCTGCACAACTTTTCTGCCATCCATCCAACCACATTTCCATCCTAGTTGAAGTTTCAACATCATTGCTTTCCGCTTCGGACGATATCATTCTTTCTTTTTTATCTGATCTTGCCGACGGAATACCAATTTCAGTACAGAAAAGTTCCTCCAATCTTCTTAGGGTGTCCAGAACATCACCGGCAATATAGTTCTGTCGTAGATTATTAACAAAATAATCCCACGGTTCTTCAGTCTGATCACCTCTCCGTATTCTGAGTTTTTCGTCATAGAAAACAGCTAATTCACCTCTCATGACCTGATCCATGACTTTTTTCAGACTTTCCGCTCCTGCCTTGTTTCTTGCCCTGAAAACATACGCAAGTTTGCTGTTCATCACGTTCATATCTAATGATTCCATAGCAATAGCCATTTCATTCGCATATCTTCCCACCAGATCCATGATTCCGCCATAGTCAGCGGTGCATTTAAAAAGAACGCACTGTTCTCCTATCACAGGTTCAATCACACCCTTTAACAGCGGATTGCTTATTACCGCCTGCGCCGGTCTGTAAAAAACATTATACCCCTTGAGTGTGCATCCCTGTGGAATAACACCAAACTTGTCTGTATTAATGATTGCAACCGTACCCCAACAATATAAACAGTATAAAAAATAATCCTTATCCCAGTTGTCGGGAACTTCCCATTTCATAACTGAAATAGCTTTCTGCAATAAATACCTCTGAAAATACCAAAACAATTGAGTATTTTTGCAATGGTTAGTACTCGGGCTTATGCTACTATTATACTGATTGATATAATTATACATTACAGGAGCGCCAACACCTGTATCACATCCAAACATATATTCACCTCCTATAAGCTATTAAAATAATCAAACCACGCTCTAGCATATCCGGCACGTTCCTGATGTATACTAGCAGGTCTTTCATAATTTGCCTGAAACGCAAGTGCAAGGTAACCTGCATCCTGTGTACTAACACTCCACTGTCTCCAACTTAAAGGGTATGCACTCGTGCTATACCATTGTGGTTCGATACCCCAGTTTTTAATTCCAGAGCTTTGCTGAAATTCCGCAAAAATAACGCTCAACTGTTTTTGTCCATCATACCAATCATCATGATTTCCAAACAGCACGTCAAGAACATTATATAAATCAGTTGGGGGTGTCCACTGTACAAGCCCATGTCCAGTACCTCCAATTTCAATCAACGCAGGATTGAAAGTGCTTTCCTGTTGTATGTTTCCACACAGCCCCGCTATAGCGTTTACACTCCATCCCTGTGACTTAAAATAATTATATATCACGGTTGCGTTATTTATGGCTTTTTCATTATTTCCACACAGGTTGGCTTCGGGATTTCCGAAATACTCACTATTTCCACCGATCTGCCAGTCACCGCCAGAAAAAGTCCAACGATAACAATGTGTGTAATGAATACCGCTCTGAAGATCATACGTATTAATACTAACCTGATCCGGTAACGGTTTTTTTGAACTGTGCGCTCCCATTGTATGACCGCCATTTTCCAGATCGTGAACAATTTCCGTATGCTGATGTTCACTAGTATTAATAACTAGAATATCACCAACGTGAAAATCAAAAGTTGCAAAGTCTGATATTATAATTTCTTCAAAGCCAAGACTTTTCAAAATTCCACCCATGGTATAAGTTGTAAATGGCCATGCACTTAAATTGATCTCATAGCCTGCATGTCCCAAACCATACCACACAAATGATGAACAATCATAGTAGGTTATGCCATTAACTGTACGCTCGTTTCTATATTCTTGTGAATAACCAACCGCAGGATCATTACATTTTTCAATCCACCAATTCATAGCCAATAGCAACAACCCTCCGATTCCGCCTGCTCCACCAGATCCCCATGGATTCTGACCTGAGTTAGCACTTGTCATAAGCGCAACGAACATTGAAATATTGCTAGCAGGAAAGCTACGCATAATACACACCCCCCTCAAGGAATTGTTTGATCTGTTCTTTTTCGTTCCGAGTTGCTCCGTGTACATTAATCGAACCATTTTCAACCACATAATACCCAGCGCCTAACTCCTGCATTGTGCCATTTTTCATATAAGGTCTGCCATTATCTGCTCTATCTTCATCCGTGATTTTATAAAATGTTTCAATAACGAAAGGTATACGTGCTATTGATAACAACGTACCATTAACACCTCTTGTATGTACATCGGGTATCGCACTCTCAACTGCATTTGCAACTCCTGACGCACTTCCCAAAAAATTGCCAGAAAATAAATTCCCGATACTACTTAGCAAATTACTTCCACTTTCAATAATGTTTGCCCGTAAATCACTCACTTGTATGTTAACTCCAATTTGTGCATATCCACTATATAAAGTAACACCTCCTGCGCTCACTGACATTACACCAACTCCGCTCATACAGTCAATAGTTTCGCTGACTGTTACGCTCTCAGCACTTGCAACTTTTCCTCCGTCAATATCGAACGTTCCCCACGGGTCAATAGTTAACTGAATCCTACGAAACGGAGACGCATTTAAAAATGTTCCACGTGAAACCTGTGGGTGTTGAGAAATCGGCATATCAAAAGACCTGCTATAAAAAGGCTTATTACCCAACTTCAATGCAGTCACATCGCAAGACCAAAAACCAAACTTAACCTCTGAAACCTGCGTACTTCCTGCGCCAACATTTTCACAAGGAAACCACATAACACTTGTCAGATATTGAAACGGATTGAACAAACATTTTAGCAAACTATCTGTGATCTGTTGACCTGAGATGTTCGCCCAGTCAAGAGTAGAAAATATCTTTGAGCAAAAATCTGCAAAATTAGTGGGAATAAAAGCATAAAAATTTGTAAGTCCATCCTCCCCCACAATGCCACAAACAAAATACCCCTGATTTAAACCATACTCAGCAACCGGAAATAAACCATCATTAACAACTGTCCGTTTCTTAACTGGTGTTGACAACGTTGGATATAGAGTGTCCATCACATCCCCATCAAAACTCGTAGAGCTTCTGATAAAAAACAAATTACTTGCCTGTATCGTATCACGGTACGTTGCCAGCACATCCACAACGCAATGTGCAATCCATGTGTTGTTTCTGTACTCCCAGTCCTCCACCCAGTATGATCTTCCAAATTCACTGATCTCGCAGTAATTCCAACTCGGCGCCGATCCACCATTTCTTAAAATGATCTGTGGATTTTCAATAGAACATGGCTCATTAATATTACAGGAAACGGCGGTAACATCACCGCCGACAACTCCTGTAGAATTAACTCTTTTGCTTGCCGTTTTAAAATTGACTGTTACCGCCATTATTTCCTCCTATTCCAGAACAAAAACAAGTCCGTTCTCTGTCAGATCGTTCCAGTATCTGTCTGTGAAATGATAGTAAATATTCCAGTACCCACCAGCACTGTTGAAAGGTGTCGTGCTACTCCACTGATTGATAGTGGACAGCCCCATAGCCTCCTCATCAAACAGCACAGCAAAGATATTACTCATAACCTGAGCTTCTCCCTTTTCAACACTTCCGTCAGGCGACATATAACTCGGTGTAACATTGATACCCATAGGACTCTCAAGCGTCTGCCAGAAATTCACTTTTTCATTTGTTGCAATCTTCAAATACTGATCGTGGAACGTGTTACTCAGAACCGTAGTATCAGCGGTATGAAGATCTGGGCTGAACATCATAATGTTTTGCATCCTCAGCGGTGTGTGTCTTGCAATCTCTTTTCCCGTAACGTTAGCATGGAATCGTGTCGATCTCTCAGTGAAGAAATCCATGTATGTCATGATCTTCGCACACGCCCAACGGTAAAAACTCGGAAAGTTGTCCGCTTTTCGGATATCGTCCGCAGTAAACGTACTTCCGTTTTCGTCATTATACATGGTTAACAGCTTAACAACGTGCTCTCCTGTATATCCCTCTGTTGATGCCGTAACGCCTGCCTGCCAGATGTTTTTAGCTCCGATATAGTTTGCAACGCACGCTCTTGACATACTCTCATGTGCCTGTTCGATCATATCCATCGTGTTCTGAGTATACATGGAAATAAACTGCCCGAACTCATCAGGATTACGGAACGCCTGATCCAACTGATCTCTGAAATAAGTCCTGTGTCTCTGGAATACCTGACCGCCGTAGAAATTGGTCTGTAAAACTTTACCTTTTTTGATTTTGTACATATCGACAGCTGTATCATCATCAAGTGGCTGTCTCTGATCGTTTTCCCAATCATCGTCCAGCATCCCTAACTTACGCACATGGTTTCCCCATTGCTGTGTAGTTCTTCTCAGCCCCTTAAATTTAGCATTGTAAGGTCGTACAGAAAAGATCGTCCTGTCTAATACCTGAGAAATGCTGTTCATAATCCTGTCATTACCCACAAGTAACGCTGTCTGTGCCTGTGCTACGAACGAGCTTGTGTTCGTTGCTTTCATAGTTTCAACGCCTGTGGCCTGTTTAACGATATCATTCAGCACTGTGCTGATCTGATCGAAACTTAATGTATTCGCCATTATTTTTCACCCCCTGTCAATCCATCATAGTTTGGCGGATTGATAATGCTTGCTATAGCATCTTCTGTTGTAACCTGTTTGGGAACTGTGTTCTGCATCAGATTAACGTTGTTACTCTGTACCGCACTTGTGAGACTTTTCAGAGCATTCAGAACATCATTCTGTTCACTGATCTGCTGAATCTGCTGTGTCTGCGGATATACCTGTGCCTGTGGCTGTGGCTGTGGAAACTGCTGTGCATATCCCTGTACACCCTGCACTGGTGTCTGTGACTGCTGATAGTTCTGTGGATAGAACTGTGGCTGTGGCTGTGGCTGTGGCTGTGGCTGTGGCTGTGGCTGTGGCTGTGGCTGGGGCTGTGGCTGTGGCTGGGGCTGTGGCTGTGGGGCACGCTGGGTTGCTGTACCTGACATTGTGAGGATTTCGTCTTTTGTGAATCCCGCTGAAATAAGTGTGATTATGTTGTCTAATGTCATATTTTGTAATCCCTCCTGAGATAATTTTTATGTGAAAAGCCTGTGGAAATGATACCGTCATGCTCGTAAGTGACTGCATACCAGTTTCCAGAATAACATCCTAAACAGATGCATTTCGTGTTTTTTGGCATTTCTGCGATAACTGTTCCGTCTGTACTAGGCTCTGCCCTGATCATCAGAGGCTCTGTGTTCGTTGCGACGATATACACACCTCTGATATTTTTATTATAATTGATCGTCATTCTTCTCACTCCCTGTGATATGATCTGTGAGTTTAGTAAGTGCCTGAGTGTTGTTGTTGAGTGCGTCTGTCATGTTTTTCATTTCTTCCTTATGTGCATCGGTTTCTTTCTGCCATAAGTAGAAAGTTGCGATTAGACAAGCGCAAGGAACACCGATATTACTGATAAGTGTTGATAGAGAGTTAACGTCCATATTTCACCTCCATTAACCGTAATTATAGTTAGCACAACATATAATATGTTTCACGTGAAACATTTGAAGAAAGGTGAGAACCATGTTTCACGTGAAACAAAACATATGCAGGCTGTGACACTCTGCATATGTGTGGAAAGATTAAGTGTTACAAATTCTCGAGCTGTACAGGCTCTTGCACATTGGATCTATATGATCCCACGCTCCCAACGTGCTGTACGTGTGCCACGAACACTTGTCTTTCTATGACAGATTATAGCAAAGAAAAAAGGACAAGTCAATACTTGTCCTTAAAATAATTTTCAAATAGTGATTTTGATGTGATATCTTCAAAAGTGATCTTATTTGATAGGTACATATCCCATAGGTACACATAGTCCCTGCGGAACGCTTTTATATCCTTGTCAGACTGTGTGTATGCGGGTGGATTGCCTGAGTGATGTCTTGTAACGTATATTGTGTTTTTGTTTTTTCGTTCGTATATTGTGATTGAATCCATACGACATAAAGGGATTAACTCTTTAATATTTGTTGGTTTAATGCATGTGTAATCTGCGGAATAAAACTCATTTCCGAGCGCCATGCGGTTGAAATTAGAATCTGCGCCTGACATTTTATAGAGTGCGGTTTCTTTCTTGCGTTCTGATATTGGTGAATCGAATAAGTTAAAAAGTCCGATCCCACGCTCCTGCATAATTGAAACTGATTGCTTTCGGATATCCATTGCAGATACTTTTTCCATCAGGTCGTTTTCGATGAACATATTACATGAAAGATTTTCAGAGTTTGAAAATAACAAGAACTGTATCGGTTTTTCTCCGTCTAGTTCTCTGTTTCGGTTCATAGTTTCATATGCGTTCTTGAAAGCATAACCAGCATTTTCAACTTTTCTCTCTCGTTTCTCAGGAATAAACTCATCATATATACCAATTTCAACGTCCGATGCATCAAAACCACGTAGATTCGCAAAAGTGTTTAGTGCGATTGCGTAGCCCAAAATCGGGCCTGTGTACACCAGTTTGCCATTATCGTCTGTGTATGTGTTATAAAATCCGGCAACGTTTTTTCCGATTGTTTTCGGATAGATTGACCATCCCATGTCTTTGTTGAGTTTCTTAAAAGGTGATAGCTCTGGAATTTTAATGGTATCAACCTGCGCTTGAAGAGACCTCATATACACGAAAATTTTCTTGTTTTCAATACAATATTTAAGGCCACCGTAGGTTTTCCCCGTACCTCGTCCGCCCCAAATATAATTGAACTTTTGTCCGTATCCTAAAATAGCAGGTATCGAAAGATACCCGCTATTTTCATATAACGATAACATTATTTCTGTGGCTCCGGCATGGGAACATCTGTTGGGACATATCCCATACGGGCAAACGCACGATCTGGGGAAACAAGTGCGCAGATTAAATAGTCACGACCGGCTTTTGACTGTCTGTGAAGAACCTCGATGAAAAACATTTCTGGAACTTCATCCATGTCAGATACACGGTCGACAACGTTCTCGAATGATTCTCTGAATGTTGCTGACTGACCTGAGAATACATCTCCTGTGTTTGCATCCTGAACTGAAATACAGGTGATCTCATTTCCGTTGTTATCAGTTGTGAGATATTTCACCCACGCACCGACACAGATAAGTCCTTTGTTTTCCACGTTTTTTAATGAGACGATTGCCGGCGATTCTATAAGATCGTACTCTGAATATGCGTCAAGATTTCCTGATGATTCAATAATAGTATACTGTTTCTTTGCCATGATTTAATTCTCCTTTTTTGGTGATTTTGTAAAAGTTGCGTGTTTTAAGAATAATTCTGCATCCATACCATAGATTTTAGTTTCTTCCTCGTTTCGCTCCCAGTCGATAACGATTCCTAAATTTCTTTTTTTGATCTCTTTGTTGATCTGATCGTCTGTGAAATTTCCGATTAAGATCATTTCTTTTGTAATCTCGCATTTGTTTTCTGGATCGTAGCAGATAACGTTGATTTTGTTAACTGTTAACTCTCTTGTAATTTTCATGTTCTCACCTCCTTGTATTATCTTTATTACATGAATTATTATATCACTAATACTAATTCTTGTCAAATGTTTCTTTAAATTCTTTTAATGTTCTTGCGTCTGCCAAAATCCTTCGGTACTCATCTGTTATTCCTATAGTGTAGGTTGATGGTCTGATAACTACGTTCTGTGTAATTTTTATTTTATGATCTTCTACTGTGTAATCCCCGTATACAGTGTCATTATACACGCTTTCAGTACCCCCTGCATGAAAAAACGTGAATCCAATTCTAAACGCTCCGATTCCACCATGATTTTCCAACTCTTCTGGTGCAAGCTTTTTATTAACTCCTGCGATTGTAGCGTGTAGTTCTCCATCTTCATCTCTGTAAACATATTTTTTTGCACCAAGAGTGGAGAATTCAGTATACGTATCCTCGTATTCATATACCCCCATATAGTGTTTAACCCCATGACGATCTGTTGCGTAGGCGGAATTGGATATACTTTGCCTTTTTCTTTCAGAATTGTATCTATAAAATAACTCGTCAATATTATCACCTCTTACTTTTATATATTTCACTGAATCGGTATCACTGTATAGATAACGATCTCCAACTATGTTTATTCCCTCTTTTAATCGCAAACGTGCCCACGCTGTTACCCATACACCCCACTGGTAAGGAAGAAATGCAGTTCGATTATATTTTGCGAGTAATGTTTCACGTGAAACATTTTCATCAACTGTATAGATGTTTTCCGATGATTCCGTAAATATTAATGATTGCTTTACTGGTGATTGAACCATCATTCCATATCCGGCATTAAGCAACGCCTTTTGTAAGTTGTAGAAAAGTTCCTGCTCTACTATTCCTTTTAACTCTGTTTTATCCGTATAATATTTTCGGAAAATGCCTTTTAAGGGTTCTGGTAATGATCCATATTTACTTTCGTAACACTCGGTTATTTCACAGTGTTTCCATTTATATTCACGTTTCATGATCTCATAATCAATATCAGTTAATGTCGTTTCGATATAATCAGCGCATAAAATTCGGCCATTATCCAGTGTTTCACGTGAAACATTTCTGCACTTTGAGTATGACAAATATGGCGCTCCGTAGTATTTGTCAATCTGTTCAATACCTGTAATTTTACATCGGAATAGCAATGCTTTTCCTCTATCCAGTTTCTTCTCTATGTCAGATTCATCTAACGATCCGATATATACAAACCGTGTCATTGGAAAAACGCAATTCAATACAACATCAGGATATGATGATGATCTGTCATATGATCCGATTCCTAGAATCTTTTCCCCATCTGCCCGTATCACTGTTCCGGAATAATAACGATTAGCGTGAGTATCACCACCCCGAAAAGCTTCTTCTAACAGATCGAAAACTTCAATAGTAGGAAATATATCCCTATGTTTTCTAGCCCATCCATACATTGCTTTTTTTGTTTCACGGCGTACATATCCGGTTGACGTTAAGGGCAATGTATATAGATTATCATTCGCCAGAATCATTCGCTTATACATTGCTTCGACAAGACCAATCGTGTCATTACAAGAATACTGCAATTCATAATCGTCTAGTTCTGTCCACGGAAAACGTTTTTTCGCATAGTTAAATTTTTCGCCAGATAGTTTCCGATGCTCTACTTTCATTTTTGACGTAAACGTATTTAATGACATATTTGTCTGTAAATATGAGCACCGAAACTCGAAACGCTTTAACATTTCGCATTTCAAAATTTTTCGTGATTTAATTGCAAAAACTTCGTCCGGTGAAAATGTATATATACCGCGCAAAAACTGAAATTCATATGACAAATTATGAACAAAAACCATGTAATATGCATAATTATCGTCATTCATAAGCTGATCCAGAAAAAGCTCAAATTCTGTCCACGTTCGACCTATTATAGTGTCTATATTCAAATCGTCAAGAAAGAGAATTGAAAACTGCCATATATACATTATTGATTGCTCGATATCTTCCAACCTAGTTGTTTCGATATCAAAAGCACATATACAATTTTTATAGCCCTTTGCTTTTTTAGAACCTCTATTTGATCTGGTATCATGTAAGCATGGTAAATTCTGTATTCTATTATAGTTATATGTATTAACTGTATACAGATTATCCATGTTTACCTCCTGCGTTTGCGTTTACCTGCTTTCCTTTTCTGGCGTTTCGCTTTTTCTTTCTTTGCTATACCAGATTTCAATTTTTCAATATTTCGTGATCCAGTTTTCAAAAATTCCTTGTACAGATCGAGCATTTTTCCTGTACTCAACGTTTCTCCATCTGAATACAGCTCAACAGCGAAATCAGAATCATATATTCTATCTGATGCGAAATCTCTGAGCTGTTCCATGAAACGCCCAAAATTCAATAAATCCTCATGCGTTTTTAACTCTGTTCCATACACATCATTGATGTGTTGCATCTGTTCTTTTTCCTGTTTTTTCAATCCTGTTACTGTGGTTCGATCTGATGCTATAATAGTTGCCAGTTCAGATAACAAGTGATAGATTTCTCTATCACTTGTTATATCTTTCAACTGTTTGTAACGTTGGATCGGTCGATCATTTACAAGGTTGATATCTTTGTAGTCAGATTTCAGTAATCTTTCATAACGTTTACGCCAGATTGATCTTAACCGAGAATACTCTTTTCTTACGTCTTTCATATCCCACGTTAGTTCCAACGCAAGCGGTGTATAATCGTCTTTTGACCTGAGCAATCCCTGCGGTTTACTCTTCTTCTTCAAATAAGACTTTTTTGTTGTCAATCGGAACACCTCCCTCTAATTTATTGTAGTATACAGGACGAAAATTTTCTTCAAACTCGACAACGTAGTCTTGTACGATTGCCATTGCGACTGCACCTGTGTATGCCTGCACTAGCAGGTAATCACATTTGTATTTACACTGACTTTTAAGGATGTTCGGTGTATTTAATTCTTTTATATACACTTTATACCATGATTTTTTACTGTTTAGTGGTCTGCTCATTGTATAACCTCCATTTCTCTACACATCTCAGGATATCGTCAAAACTTGCCATTTCGCCCCACATTATATAAGGCTTATGATCAAAACACTTTTTAAATTCGGAACAAATCTCTGACTGGTTACATAAATGACAACATTCAGTATCATTACATGTAAAACATATATCACAATAATTTTTCATTTCTTATATCCTCCTGACCATTTTGCCCCACACCAAACTCCATACGGAAAAATTAATATAGCTCCAAAACAAAACCACAAAATTGCATACAACATTAATACACACACCTACTTTCTATTTCTTCTTTGATCCACTTGCGTTCACGATAACGCCACGGGAAACGCATGATCTTGTACTCCTGCAATAGCTCACGTGGAGTGAGCCACGCAAGATAATTTTTATAACTTTCTTCGTAATCTGTCATTATGCTTAACCTCTCTCATTACATAGTCCAATGTTAAGTAGTGTACCCTAGAATCTTCCTGATAATAAACAAAATCATTCTCGTTCCAATACCAATACGTATCACAATAAAACACAATAATCGGTATTTCAACCTCAAGATAATCACAAGTAATTACTCTCATATTATCACCTCTCTTTCATTTGATAATGTTATTATATATCATTATTTAGATTTATTCAAAGACCATATTGTTCATCAAACACATGTTCGAAAACATCACCCCTGTATGTGTTTCCCACACACGGACACAAGAACATAATGTTCCAAAATAACTAATTTTCATAGTGCAATATGCACAATTATTGGATATATTTCCATTAATAGTTGTGTA